TTAAGTCTACCCTGGAGGCTGGGAAGACAAGATCTAGCTTATTTTACGAAGTGTTAAGAAAGGTAATAGGTAACAAGAACAAGAATATGTACAACAATCTTAGAGATTTTGATTTTGTGGAGGAGCATGGTTGTGTGGTTGTTAAGAGTAGGAAGGAACGTATGTTCGGTACTAGGGCTTTAAAGCCTGATGATATACTCTTTTCCTTGCCTACCACCACCGACTTGAAGGATACTTATATCGAGTGCATTAAGAAGTTAGCGCACGATATTAAGGTCTTTGAGCTAACTGACCCCTCTGCAGTGACAGCTGATGATATACTGTCCAATCTCTATGGAGAGAAGTGCATACCAATAAGCGTGCTGGTTCAACCCAGACCACGTCCTACCAAGGCGAGCAGTGCATTCAAATCCGTCGATGTTAATGAATCGATTCGTGATTTATGCGTTGAATCTGTAGACCAGGTAGACACCAGCTACCGCGACTATGTACGTGGGGCTTACGTTAGTACCATCCCTACCACTGAAAACCTTTACGAGTTGCAACGTAAGGTTTGTAGTGGTAAACTGATATATGATGTCAATGAAGATATTCTTCTTGGTGCGATAGGCACTATAGTTGATGATTTAGATATATCGGAGTGGCAGATGGATGTGACCGTAGATCCCAGCGTCGTGGATTGTATTGGATCAAACCCCAATGCGGGTGTTGGATTCAAGCATTACAATGTTGGCCAAACCACTAAACGTGAGGATGCGCCAATAGCTGCTAGGTGCGTAAAGGACTATTTAGAATTGTTGGAACATGTTATCGGGAGTAGTGAAAACTATCTCCCACCTTTTATACATACGTACGCCGCCAAGGCGGAAGTTAGAGACAAAGATACCCCACCAGGTAAGATTAGGATAATTTCCATGTTAGGAATGATACCTGATATGATAACGGCCATTGTAGGCACGCCTTTTATGCAAGGCCTACAGCGCTGGAAGGGTTGCCTTATAGGCACTTCCATTTGGTCATCGTTAGTTTATTATGTCCTCTACGGACTTGATCATGCTGATTTTAATCGGTATGCTAATGACCTTAAACAAGGTCAATCAACAACTCCTATGCCTAGGAATGCTAAACGAAGGTACAGGAAGTTATGTAGATGGCTATATATTACTTTCGATATATCTACGCAGGATTGGTCCTACACCCCCTGTTTGCTCTCCATCCTCAGGATTATAAGTGCTATGTATTGCAAATCTCAAGATGCCAATGTTTTTGCCTCCTTTAAGGAGATGTTTGCCATAGAAGCTGCCTATGTAGACGCTAAACTAGTTAAGTGGTTTAGTGATGTTTTCTACATAATATTGGGCATCATGGCTAGTGGTTATGGTTTGACCAGCCACTTTGCTACTATGATGACATTTGTGTCTATAAGAATTGCCGCACTTACGCTCCTGTTGAGAGACCTGGCTATCAAGCCAAAGATTAGGGAATACCTAAAGATGATTATGCAGATATTTTATGGAGACGATGGTGTTCTTAAGATACCATTGAAACTTGCTAAATATTTTTGCTCTGACCCTGATGGTACCTATCCTGACTTATTAGCAGCTGAGCTAAAACGGATGGGAGTTATACTTAAACCTGGAGAAACTAAGATTTTTCGATCTACAGACAGTCACCAAGACCCTATGTACACCCATATTCAAGACGATGAAATTGTTTCAGAAGGAGTTCATATCCTTCAACGTTACTTCGTCAAGTATGATGCTGAATATAATCCTTTACATCCTGATACCGAGGACTTTGATTATGTTCTTCCTTGGAGGAAAACCGCTGCTTATGCTACTAAGATGGGCACTGATGCCAATAATTGGAAGGGAAAATTTGGTAGAGAGAAACCAGTTGGAGACAGCTGGGTTCAGTTTTATCTTAAGCTGTTCGGTTTACTTTGTGATGCTGGCCCTAATTGGAAGGCTCATCGCATGATTAGAACCGCCATGGATAAAGCCAATATCAAGTACCCTGGATTGGCAGAGGCTGCTTCATCTTCTGACAAAACCTATGAACTTCAAGAGACCTTGATTAGGTTGGCTTGTAATTTTGAAGTCGCTACTTCTCTCATGTCTTATATACATGAGTTGGATCATAAGGTTTCCTATTGGAGCATTGTGTCACTTATTAGAATAGGGACTTCTACCCCTGACATAAAGTTCCCTCTTTTTACTACTACAGATGAGAAGCAATTCTTTGAGGATAAGTCTAGTGGCCACATTTATAATTACTGTACTAGGAGTGGCAAAGTCTGTCGCCAATAATTAGATATATGGGCTTCTACGGTACCCTAATTTAATAATAAAAT